GGCGCAATAGCATCAAGACTGAGGAAGAATTAAGTAACACTAGGCGAGAGTGGTATTACGCTTTGGTTGATGCTGGTATTTCAACCTTCGAACAAATCGAGGACGGTATCAAGTTTGCCCGTCAATACGATAGCCCATACTGGCCTAGCTGCGGAATGTTCATCAAGTGGTGCAACGAAGGTACGATTCAGCGCCTTGGTGTTCCTGACAAATACGATTGCAAAAACCTGTTAATCAAATACAGCAACGATTCAAAGGTTCGATTAGATCGTTATTCGTACTGGATATGGCGCAACTTCGACAACTACAAATTCAAAAGCGCTCCTGCTAAAGAATCAGACCGTCACTTTGATTATTACTACCGAAAGATGATCAAGTTGGTTGTCGATGGCAAAGAAGTATTCAGCGAACAGCCACCGCTTATTCAGCCAAAACCAGAGCCAGAGATTAGCGAAGAAGAAAAGGAAAAGCTGGCTGCTGACAATATAGGAAAAATCAAAGAGGTGCTTGGTAATGGGTAAAGAGTGGCACGAAAAAGACGGGTTACCGCCTGTTGGTGAGGTGGTTGAATTTAATAGAAGTCCAGAATTTAGGTATTCATCATCCATAGAGCATTGGAAGGATGGTGATCATGTTGAAGTTTTGGCAATAAAGAAAACCGACATCGACTTTAAGTACAAGCACGAAGCTGTTGTTTGGAATGATAGGTTGAAAATGGCTGCTAATTTTACGAAGCCATCTCTGTCACCAATCCAATCCGAGCGGGATAAGCTGATTGAGAAGCTATGCGACATAGTAAATAAAGATGATGACTGCCGCAAATGCAATGTAAGTATTGACTGCTCTGTATCTCAAAAAGCCGTTATTGAGGCAGTTGTTAACGCAGGCTGGAGGCCAAAAGATGTCTAGCGGTAACCAATGGCTAGTTAATAGCGAGCACTCAAAAACAGCTTACAAGGCTCAGGTCGATAAGTGGTTTGAGGAGCATAAATATTTAACCTTCCCTAAACCAAGAATCGGCAAGGATAGAAGCCTTCCGCAAAACGCGCTATTCCATGTATTTAACACCGAATGGATAGCGTACAAGTTGGGCAAGCCTTCAAACCTGGTTACAAAAATCGAGCTTACAGGAATGAAGCGAACCACTAAAAAGCTTGCTTATCATCACTTAAGGCAGGACTTCTTGATTCACGAGATAACAGATTACTCAACCGGTCAAACTAAGCTTGATTACACAAGCTCAAAGGACTGGAAAAAGGGCGAAATGTTCATGGTGCTTGAGTTAATGCAAAACCTAGCTGCTGAGGATGGATTAATTCTCGAAAGCAAGGGCGAGTTTAAGCGATTACAGGAAAGCGAAAATGCCTAGCCGATTAACCCCAAACAAAGCCGAAAAGCAATGGCTATTACGTGTAGTCGAATCGGGTTGCATTGTTTGCCGAAACCTTAACGGATCAAAAACACCAGCAGAAGCGCATCACATGTACGGACGCTCAGCTAAAAACGGTCATTGGTATCTACTACCGCTATGCGACATGCATCACCGCAACGGAAGCGACAAACCACCATTCATTAAATTCCATCCATACAAGGCTCGTTTTGAGGCTGAATACGGTACTCAAGAAGAGCTATTTAACCAGCTATGCGATGACATAAACGGAGGGCTAAAGCCATGGGAGAAGCAATAGCGATTTGCAAGCTTATGAAAACAGCCAGAATGAAAAAAGGAATGACTTTAAAGCAATTATCCAAGCAAACAGGATTTTCAATCCCTGCGCTATCAACTTGGGAGCGAGGGGTAAAAACACCAACCATGTTTAATGCTGAGTGCGTCCTTAGAGTGCTTGGCTACCAACTTAAGGCGGTGAAATTATGAGTCAAACTAACCAAGTCTGCCCTAAGCAGCTCAAATACGGAAAGGGCATAAGAGAAGCGCGAGAATCTAAAGGTATGACTATCGCCAACCTTGCCTATAAGACCGGCTACAGCACAGAAACTATTTCCCGTATGGAGCATGGCTACAACGTTAAGGCAATCACCATGATTGATGTTCTATCTGCTCTTGGCTACGAATTAGCGATTAAGGAGAAGTCATGAGCAACCTTCGACACTCGGCAAAACGTGACGCTAATGAGCCTGACATCATCAGCGCTTACGAAAAGATGGGGTGCGCAGTAGAGCGCTTAAACGGTGCTGGCATTCCTGATTTGTTGGTTTCCTTTAAGGGCTTCCAAGAGGTGGTCGAAGTTAAAACCAAGGATGGCAAATTAAATAAGGCGCAAAAAGAATTTAGATCGAAGTTCGGTAGATTAACGGTAGTTCGAACGGTAGACGAAGCTATAGACCACGCCAATCAATTGCGTTCTACAGCTAAAGCATTATACGAAGCAATGGCAAGAAGGAGTGAAGCATGAGTTACAAACTAGCAGACGGCTCGGATAGTAGTCAGTATAAAGTGGGTGATTTGTTTGAGCGCCCAAACGGAAGGCTTGCTGAATTTAGTCTAGATGATGGAACTTCATGTCCTTATTTTAAGCTGGAGGGCAGTGAAGAGGTTGTTAGTTTATTTTGGGATTGTCTGAAGCCCCACCCAAAACCCTTCACCAAAGATGATTTGAAGGATGGGATGCGGGTCGATCTTCGCAATGGGTCTGTGCGCTTCCTTCTCGGAAACAACCTGCTCTCATTTGACAGAAATGCATTTATGGGTAACGGAGGTTTTGAGCAGGCAACCTATAAGCGTAATTACAAGGATGTCTTAGAGCATTATCAGTATTCCGAGCTAGACATCATCAAAGTAACTGACCGTGACGGCACTATAGTATTCCAGCGCGAGCCTGAGTTAATCGAAAAGACGATTAAGGCAACGGGCGAGCAATGGGAAAAGATTAATGAGATTTTGGAGTCAAACTAATGACTAAAGACATAGAATCAACCGTCCTAGAGTGGGCTGAATGGTCTCGCTTACAGTTCACTAGCCTTGGTTACCCTCGACAGTCTATCGATGCTAGTCACGCCATGGGCGCCTATGAATACACCTTAAGCAAAAACCGCATTAAGCAGATTCAAGCTAAGGTTCGCGCCAAACAGGATTTAACCGAGCAGGAAAGAACCATGCTGGCTTACTACAAGCTTAATGGTGAGCCAATGCCCACTGTTATGGCCTCAGCTACCGATACAGGAAAAAAGGTTCGTAATATGCCTATCAACCGTGTGGCAGAGCACATAGAGCGAGCAATGGTAGGGCTTCATGCGCTGGATAAGATGGCTTATTTCGTGCTGGTTAGATTCTACGTTTTCGAGGACAGTCCAGCCCAAATAGCGCGCCTTTTCGACAGAGTATGCAAGGTTAAGAAAAACGGCCGCGTTTACATTCAGGGCGACAACAAATGGGCTAATCGAGCTATCGACAAATCATTAAATATGCTCGAAAAGATTTTAAACGATGAAGCGCCAGCTAAAAAGTTGGCATAGGAGAGTGAGATGGAGAAGAGAAAAGTTAGCATCAAAGAGCGGTTATTAATCCCTTTAATAAAAGCTAGATATTTATTAATTTCACTTAAAGCAACTTTTAAACCGCATTTGGGGGCAAAAGTTATCTACAAGGGAGAAAAATACACATTAATCCAAGGGGTGATGAACCCTGTTTGGACTTTATCTAGGAAGGGCTCATTCGATCAAACCAAAACCACACTAAAAGAGAATATCAAAGTAAATAAAAAGGATTTCAGGCTTTCTTACACATTGCCTAATTTGATTTTTTGTAGCTTAAGCATGTACAGGTTCCTTTGTAGGTATTGGCTTTATATTGATTATGATTACTTCCCAGGGCTTTGCTATTACAAAGGAATACCTCAAAAGGCAACTAACCAACCAAATAAGTGAGGAGTGAGTTGTGAATATTATCATAAAAAATGAATCAGACATTAGCGACGTTGGGGTTGTCGGAATGGTTCAGGCTGTTATGCGAGGCAAGCCAAGAAGTGGGCAGCTGACGCAGTTTAGGGTGGCTCAATTTCCTGGCAAAGTTTTAATAGTTAATGTTTGCTATACAGAGTCTGAGGATGGTGAATCTTTATTCCATATAGCAAGTAAGGATGCGGATAAAAAGTAATTGCCCGAGAAACACCAATCCTTGACCAATCCGCTTGAATTTGCTATAGTTGTGCTAAGTTCAGCAAAGCTGACGAAATAACAAAAGTTTCAAGCCCTAGATCGAAAGGTCTGGGGCTTTTTCGTATGCGTCCTTCTCTCTCCCCAATTGGCGCTAGGGCTATCGCTTGGTAGCCCGACCTAATTTAAAAAGACCACCATATATGATTGATACTTCATTAATTCAGTTAATAGCGCTGATAGTTACTATAGTTGGCGTTGCTATTGGTGCAGGGTGGGCTATTTTCTTGTTTTTAGATAAAAAAGTAAGCGAAGGTGACAAAGAGGTCACCAAAAAGGTCGATGGTGATGTTCAAAAGCTTCATCTGCGTATCAATGGGGTTGAAAGAGAGTACATACCCCGAAGGGAGCACGACAAAGAGATTAACCGTATTCACGATGATACAAAGCAAATCCGCGACCTTATCATTGCTGGGAACGCAGAACATAAAGAGCTTATTCAGGCTCAGAACGCAAGAATCGACAAGGTATTGATGCAAATCAGCATTAGAGGCTAAATTATGATCATAACCGCGCCACTAAGAACGTCAGATAAATGGGGTTCAGGCTGGTACGGTGCGCCAAGAGGTCACGGTTCTCATAATGGCGTTGATGTAGCCTGCTACAAAGGCTCAATCATTCATTCAAACGTAAGCGGTAAAGTCACTAAGATTGGCTATCCTTACCCACCTAGCGACCCAAAGAAAGGCCATTTCCGCTATGTGGAAATAGAAACCAGCGACAACTGGAAGCATAGAACGTTTTACGTTGATCCACTTGTTAAGGTCGGTGATTACGTCACTAAAGGCGACAAAATCGGCAAAAGCCAAGGTTTAACCGATATTTGGCCCGGCATGACCGACCATATTCACTATGAAATCAAAGTCCTAAAAGACGATAAATGGACGTTTATAGACCCGACTAACCATGTTTAAACTCATTCTTGTAGCCGTATTATCCTTATCGCCAGTAAATTACACTGGGAAAATTCCTACTATAGACGAACGGCTGCAAGTCTTATCAAAGGCACTTAGAGCGGAGTTATCTAAGTGCGAATCACCTGCTGAAGTCGAATTTTGCACGATACAGGTTCAAATTGCTCGCTACGACAAACGAAGATTAATCGATAAGCGCTTAATGTCACTGGAAAGCAGTGGCGCGCCAGCGGTTAGCTTTCATAGTAGCGACTCAAGACTACGTTAAGTAGAAAAAAGCACTAAATAAAATTAAGGAGAAAGTCATGGCTAAAAAAGTCATCTTTGGTTTCTTGGTTGCTTTCTGCGTCACATTTTTTGTATCACCGGTTAGCGCAAGCGAACCTTTATCTTTGGAAGAGCAAGTCTTTTCTGTTGATGGCGATACTCCTGATGTGGCAAAGCCCGAAGTAGACAACGGCTTCACTTTGAATATTGAGCGATGTCGTACCTATAAACGGTTAGAAAGCCCAATCAAATCAGAATCAGATTTGTATCAATCTTATCCCTACAGTCAAATCACTCTAAATGTTGAGCGAAGGCCAAACGAGACCTTCACATAGAGATAAGATAAAAATAGTTGCAAGCCAGCGATGGTTGGCTTGCATTTAAAAGGGTTTACCGAATCCTTCTAAATGCAAAAGGCATATTATGACTAAAGAAACCAAGCAAAAAGTAAAAGAAGGCGCTAAGACTGTAGCGTTTGACTGGGTGTTAATCCTATTGTCTATCGAGGCAGCCTTAAACCACTTTTTTGAATACTGGGCAAGCATAAGCCCGTTTCTTGGTGAAAACAACGCATTGGTTTACGTTCCGGCCTTTATCCTAAGAATGGGATTTGTGGGCTGGCGCTTCTATCGAAAGCAGGAGAAATAACTTGTTAGTTGTACTCCGTAAGTACGGCACCTTAATTGGTGCCTTTTTTTTGGCTGCTATTCCGTTCATTGCTTACTTCTTTGGTAAGCGTGAGGGAAAAAAGAAGGGTGAACAAATCGCCAAGAAAGCAGAAGCCAAAGTTGAAGCGGTAGAGCGACAGCAAGAAGAAGCGGTGCAAAACGAGGTTGAGTATCGCCAAGACGTTAAAGAAGCCAAAGAATCAGCAGAGCAGGCAGAGAAAGATGAAAAGCGTGAAGATAGCGACAATAGTTTTACTAACCCTAATTGGTAACGGCTGCTGCACGACTACTTATCATGCTGACATTAAACCACCTGCTAAGCCATTACTTCAAACCATCACCAAAGAGCAACAGGACGCCATAGAGCGCGATACCTGGCTAAAGCTACAAGAGCGTGAAGCTCAGATTAAAGCTTACGGCAATAAACTGCTTAAGGTAATCAACCAGCACAACCAAGCTAATGCAACCAATTAAAAACATTGAAATCTACCAAGGCGAAAGCTGGGGCGAAACACTTAAGCCAGTGTATAACCATGAATTCGCTATTGATGCATCAGTTTCTTGTGTACTGACGGTAAAGAAAGACAAAAACACAAAAATAACAAAAACGATAACTGACGCATCATCGGATAACCTGTATTACAAGCAGTCACTAATGCCAGCTGAAACATCATCACTTGATGAGGGTGAATACAGTATGGTGATTACTGTCGCTGATTCAGATACAGACTTTGAACATCAGTTTCGTTATGCATTAACGGTGAAAAAGTAATGCCAGCAGGAAGACCAAAGCTTTTTAAGTCAAAAGCAGAATTAGAAAAGAAGATTAAGAGTTACTTTGAAAAAGAAGCGTTTGTGACATTCGGGGATGTAGAGATGTACAGCCCAACCATTTCAGGGCTTGCATATCATCTTGGGATGTCCACAGAAACACTAAGGATGTACGGTCAAAGCGAAGAATTTTCTGCGACTATAAAAAGAGCTAAGCAAAAAGTGGAGATTCACCTAGAACAGCGCCTAGCAAGCAATGCTGCCACAGGAACTATTTTTAATCTGAAGAACAATTTCGGATGGAAGGATAAGCAAGAAATTGAGCACTCTGGTGGACTTTCAGATATAACGGAAGAAGAGATAGATGCCAAGCTCGCTGAGCTCGAAAAGCAAATTAGCAGCTAAGCGTGAGTACCTCGAACTGCTTGAGGAAAAAGCAAGACGCATTAAATTCAACTTTATACGCCAGTACGCACCATATAAAAAACAATTAGAATTTCATGCATTAGGCTTGCGCATAGCGGAAAGATGCTTAATGGCTGGCAACCAGTTGGGCAAAACGTTTTCAGGTGCTGCCGAAGCTGCTTACCACGCAACAGGCGATTACCCTGATTGGTGGGAAGGCGAGAGATTTGATAAGCCTAATGTGGGCTGGGTTTGTGGCGTTTCTGGTGAAAGCATTCGAGACTCCACTCAAAAGCTATTAGTTGGGCGTGTGCAAAGCGCTGACGATATTGGTTCGGGAATGATACCGAAAGACAATATCATTGAAGTGGTCCGCGCTTTAGGCATTAAAGATTTACTTGATCACGTTAAGGTCAAGCATAAATCAGGCGGAACAAGCTTAATCTTTTTTAAATCATACGAAAAAGGCCGGGCAAAGTTCCAAGCAGAAACCATTGATTGGGTATGGTTTGATGAAGAACCTCCTGAAGACATTTATACAGAAGGTTTAACACGGACCAATAAAGGCCAGAAAGGGCAGTTCAGCTGGCTTACATACACACCGCTTCTTGGAATGAGTAACGTCACCATGAAGTTTGTGCAAAAGGACAATGACAATAAAACCCTGGTCAACATGACAATTGACGATGTTGATCACTACACGGAAGCAGAAAAACAGCAAATCATTCAAAGCTACCCAGAGCATGAGCGCGAAGCTCGCGCCAAAGGTATTCCAACGCTTGGTAGTGGTCGGATTTTCCCAATAGCAGAAGAAAAAATATCTTGCGAACCTTTCGAGATACCGAAGCATTACGCGCAAATTAACGGTTTAGACTTTGGTTGGGACCATCCCCAAGCTTGCG